AAGAAGATCCTACAAAACTAGAAGATTTTAAAAAGATGTCAAAAATCATACCGCCTAAAAACTCTTTATTGAATCCTGTTAAAATAGATGAAGTTGCTAGAAAAGAAAACTTAGATGAAATGTTAAAAGATTCTGTTGTTAAAACAAGAGTATATCGTGGTATAACAAACATGATAGATACAGATTATGAAATAGGTTTTGCTGTTCCTAGAGAAATGGGAGTACACGTAGGTAATATTGGTCAAGCTAACTTTATACTTGCTAAAGCTCTTTCTAGAAAAGCTGAAGATTTAGGTATACCTGCAAGGCTAGAAAAAGATGTTCCATTACAATTAACACTAAAAGATTATCAAGATTTTTTTGTAGAGCAAGGAGCTATTGCAGAAAAACTTGCAGAGAAATTAGGTACAGATGATATAGGCACTCCGCCTTTAGCTATAAAGAGTGGCTATATTAATCTTAAAAAACCTTTAAAGTTTGATACTGATTACGGACTTTGGACTTCAGAAAATTTATTAACTAATTTTTATGAAGATGTATTATTTAGTTTAGAAGATGGTTTAGGAAGAAAACTAAATAAAAAAGAACTTAATAATTTAAATAAACTAAAAGATGAAATATCAGATATTAGATTTAAAGCTGATGAAGATCAAATTGAAAAGATAATGAATCCAAAATTATCTACTTACATAGATATAAAAGAAAGATTTGAATACTCTTTAATGGATAAGAAATTTCAAAACTATCTAAAAGAATTAGGATTTGATGGTATTCAATATAGAAACTTTAAAGAGACTCCAATACAAGGAGAAGATTTTTCATCTTATATTTTATTTGATGCTAATCAATTTAAAAATATGAGTGCATCAGAATATGATTTAACAGATCTTAGAGAGATGCGTTACAGTGGTGGAAGATTGCAGTTTAATGAAGGAAGTAAGGTTAAAACAGTTAATACTTATATTATTAAACAAGGAGATACACTATCTTCAATAGCTAAAAAATTTAATACTACAGTAGAAAATTTAATGGAAGCTAATGAAATAGGAAATATAAATGATATTGTAGTAGATGAATCTTTAAATATATCTTCTCCTATTGTAAAAAATAAAGCAATAAATGCTCTTAAAAATATTAAAGATAAAAGAATAAATGATAAAGCTATTAATGCTGTAAAAAATCTTAAATCAAAAAGATCTAAAATAGATTGGGATTTTATATCAGAACAAGAAGATTCTTTAAGAACTTTAGAAGCAGTAGTGCCTATGCCTGAAAAATCTGAATCAGGAGTAACAGTTTCAACTGGTTATGATTTAGGAGCTAGAAAAGTTGAAGACTTAAAAAGATTACCTAAATCTTTACAAGAAAAATTAATTCCTTATTTAGGTTTAAAGAAAGAAAAAGCTGTAGAGTTTTTAAAATTAAATCCATTAAAACTTACAGATGAAGAGTATGATATTATTAAAGAAACTATTCATAAAGAAGTAGAAGCTAAATTAAGAAGAATGTGGGAAGAAGATACTGGAACTTTATTTAGTTCTTTACCTAAAGGAAAAGCAACTATACTAGCTAGTATTACTACACAGTATGGAAATATGAAAACAAAAACTCCTAATGCTTGGAAGCAAGCAACTTCAGGAGATTGGAAA